CTTCAGCCAAACCAGCCATGCCTGGCTCGTATGGTATTTCGGAAAGGCGCTTGTCTATTTGTTTCGCGCGCTCTTCATCACCCATGACTGCATGAGTCGTCGCCTCCACGCCTGCAATGCTTCGACCGAGTCCTTTTCCCATGGCCGTCTCAAGCGCAGACGGCCCTTTTTCTTGAAAGCGAGCCTTCAGGTAGTCAGGTATGGGCGACTTGACCCCAACGCCCTTTTCGTATGCTTGCTCGTCTTGAGCGCGCCGTATGCCCTTCTCTCGGGCAACTTCGCGCTCCTCGGGGGTGAGCGGGTCGGGCTTTAATTCGGGCGGCTCGGGCGAGGGAGGGGTCTGCGGTTGCGAGATTGGTTGCAAAACCATTGGCGTCGTTTGCGTCCCGCCCATGTCGCTCATTTGCGGTTGGGGTACGTATTGAAATTCTTCTCGGATACGCGCCATATCGGCGGGGGTCGGTTGATCGCCGTCAATAATGACGTTCTTCAGCCCCGAATCCGTAAGTACCGGAATGACGTTCATCAGCGACGCGTCCTCATGTCTACTAAATCCGGTACACTTTCTATCATCATATTTTCAAGTTTTTCAATTTCGCGCACCTTGTTCTCCATTAAATCGCTGTAGGGGATTTCGTATTTATACTCCTCGTCGGGCGTTTCTATTTCGATTTTATAAACCCCATCTTCAAGAACTCCTTCCACCTTTGCTCGCATGTAACTTTCTACGTCAGGCGTGCGCATCGCCCCTAATACTTTTACCAATCGATTTGTATCCTCTCCGATTTGACTGGCTGATAACTTGCTAAGTTTCCCAGTACTTGGATCGCCTTCGTAAACATACGCCCCTAGTACGTAATAATTATCATACCCCTTGATTGGCTGGAAATCTTGGGGCCTTGCTTTAGGACTAATTTTTACTTCATTTATGTTCCACCCTCCTTTGTGCCTTACAGCAGACGCCGAGACGCCCGGAGGAAGTGAACTAGAATATTCGTCAAGAGCCTCTTGCGTAGAAAACATTGGTGGAGCGTCTCGCTCCTGGCGATCGAGTTGTCGGTCTTGTTCCTGACCCATTAATGATTCATACTCAAGTTTGGCTTTTGCCTCATCTAAGTCTGCTGAAGGATCGTAAAACAAATCTTCTTTGGGTATAGCTCGGTTTCTTATTGCGGCAGCATTTCCTAATACGAATTTTTCGAAATGACCAAGTTCATCAAATTTTTTCATCCCCGACCCAACCGCAACGGTAAGGTCGTTTAATTTGCCCTCAACAGATCCATAAAATTTCTCGTCTCTGGCTCTTTCGATTTTTTTAAGATTTCGGTTTTCATTGTTGATGTCTCGCGCTTGTTCTTCAGTCAATAGTTGGCTACGCTTTAATGCGTTTACGAGTTCTTGGTTGGCCGCTGCCGAAGCCTTGAGGTCTTGCTTTTCCATCATTGCCAACTTTCCGCTCAACCCTTCGATTTCTGACGTTTTAAGGTCACCTTTTGACAGCTTCTCCAGCATGACGTAATTCTTTTTGTCAGTAGCCTCGTCACCGCTTTGGGTCAAGCGGGCGGCGTATTGCGGGTTTAGTTCCAAGGTGTTCTCAATATCATTGGTTAGTTTTGCACGCTTTTGCTCATTCAGCCCGTACTCCTTAATCATGCCCCCGATGTCCTTGCCCATCTTAGCAAAGATTTGTCCCTGCGCTTTGCCCGCCTCGATGATCGGTCGAGTATCGACCCGCGCAAGGTGCGCTCCGTAATCCCCCGTAAAAAATGGTCGTGTTGCCATGATTGTGTTCTCCTTAATTAATTAGCCAAATTTCATCATTGCCCCGCTGGCCAGCCCGCCACCAAGCGCGCCAAGTCCGCCAAATATGCCTGCCGTTCTCGTGGCATCAGCGGCTTGTTGAGCGGCATACATATTGGCTGCATTCGTCGCTTGGTTTTGTATGTACCCAAGGCCCGCTTCAGGTCGTAGATATTGCGGCTGAGATTGCAACCCGTAGCCCGCTTGCCCGAACACGCTCTGCCCTTGTTGCAGGGCGTTTCCTCCTCCTCTGCCCAATATCGCTTGGAAAGGATCGAGTCTGTCTTGGTTCTCGATTTGAGAGATCCTTGAGGCGGCGTCCAGGTATCCGAGCAAGCCTTGTTGGCGCAAGCTCTCGCGCAAGCGCTCGGCGTCCATCTTCGTGCCGACGTTGAACTGATCGGCCCCGAGCCTGCGTTGATCGTCTGCCGTTTGTATGCCTGCTTCTTGCCCGAGTACCTGTTGGGCAAACGCGCGGTTTTGCATACGCCTTTGGTTGTCTTCGAGTACTTGGGCTTTTGCTTCCTCGATTGCCGCAGTTTGATCGAACGTTCTGCCCATCATCGTTGCTCTAGCTCGCTGAGATTCGTCAATCAACTTGGCCTCACGGTCGGTCAGTCCCTGACCAAGGGCTTCCTCGGCTTGAGCCATAAGTCCTTGCCTGAGCGGATCGGCTTGGACTCCTTGGGCCGCGACTTGAGCGGGGTCGGAAATCCCGACGTCGCGCATCAGGTTATCCTTTTGTTCCTCAATCAGATCCTTTGCCCCGGTCATTGCGGAAGTCGTGCCTGGCTTGTAATCCTCCATTATGTCTCCGTATAGGCCGGACAAGCGAGCGACGTCCTGTAAGTCGGCTTCTCGTTGACGGGAAAGACTCCCTCGTTGGATGTCCTCGGCAAGCGTGGCAAGCCCCTTGAACTCGCCTCCGCGAAATCCTGCTTGATCCGTGGTCTTTAGTTCCTCGACAAAAGTATCCCCTACTTCGTCAGCGCGTCCCGCGTCTACGTCTTCTTGCGTAGCAGTACGAGTTTCGAATCGCGTCATGTCTCGGGTGTCTCCGAGTAGGTCAACCATGCCCGTACCCTCGCGAACGATTTGACCGGGAGAATATGCGCCCTCCTCGCTCATTATTGGATCTCGTACAAATTCCGTGCCGTCCGGGTTATAGGATTTTCCAATTTCAGGGAGTGGTCGATTTTCACGATTTCCAAACTTTTCCCAATGCCTTTGTCCAAACACGGCCATGCCTTGGTCGGCCCATGCCTCCTCCGTTCGTCCTTCCGGCTCATTGAATGATTCAAGGATGTCGGGGTTGGTCTGCACGTATTGTTCGAACTGATCTTTTTCGTCTCTAATGGTAACCATGCCGGGAGGGGCTTCGGTGTATCCAATGACGACCCTTCCAAGCTCGTCGGCCCGTTGCGTCTTCCCGTCGCCCATCAGCGTGCGCCTCAAGATATCGGTATCCGCTTGCGCGGTTTTTTCACGCACTCGCTTTTCGAGAGGAAGCAAACTTTCTAGGCTTCCAATGTCTTCAAAGTCACCAACTCCTCTAAGTAGTTGAGTTTGCGCCTTGAGGGCTGATGCAAGTCCTTCTCCATAAGAAGGTTGCTGAGGATAATTTATATCGGGACTACTCATTTCATTCTCCTTCTGACTTGTTCCATCGGAAACCACATAACGGGCTTGTTCTTAACGTGCCTCATCCACCCCACCCAAGGTAATGGGTATGGTATTCGACTAATAAATTCCTTTACCGCTCCCTCGCCTACCGCCGTGCGGACGTACCAAGCGTCGGGATCTTCGACGCCCCATTGAGCGTCCGGGTTGCCCCCGTCTCGCCTTACCGCTTTGCCAAGGAGCAAACTCTCGGGCGTCTTGAAGACGTACCCGTGGGCCATGTACACGGCCACGTCCTTGAATAGATCGGTTCCGATCTTTTCGTATAGCTTGAGGGCGTCCTTGAGTACGTTCACGTCGATACCGTCGCTCCTAACGCCACCCGTTTCCAATTCGTTCCGTCGTCCACGGCCAAGCATTTGCTCCCGCCGTCTCCGTCCGTGCAAAATACTATTCGCCCTGCGGTTCCTGCGCTCGGTAATGCGCTCACCGCATAGCTTGGCAAGGTAGCCAATACTCCGCTCATCGTTCCTCCCGTCACCGCAATCGAGTTGCTCGCTTGGGTAGCGATCGTGCCTAGCCCAAGGTTCGTGCGCGAAGTGCTGGCGGCAGACACGTCACTCAAGTTATTGCTAGGTTGCAAAAATGCAGAAGTTGCTTGCGTAGATGCAGAACCCAACCCCAATGCAGTACGAGCATCACTCGCACTCGAACTACCAGTCCCTCCGTTGCTCACCGCGATGGGCGTCGCGACCGTCACGGTCGGTTCGCCCAGTTCATTGAGCGCGGCGGCGGTCACGTCCACCCCGGTCGCAAAAGTGAAACCTCTGGTCACGCTTGCGGTAATTGCCATCCTACGCGACCTCCGTTCGTATGTTCAGCCCGTTTTGAATAGCATCCACGGAGACGTGACGAAAGGACGGGCAACCCGCCGTGACGTTAATCTCGACTTGCGCTCCATAGCCCCGTGTGCGTCCCGTACCAAAGCGTAAGAGGGCTTCTTCCGTTCCGCTTGCGGTATGGCTAAGAACGGTCGTCGAGGAGTCGGGATCGAGCGTGTTGACCTTTAGATTGAATGCATCGGAGGCAACCGTATTCACTCCGAGTTGACCACGCCTCCAACGTTTGACGTCCTGATTGCCCAGCGTGTAAAAGCGGGTCTTCAACTTGCCCGCTATTGCGGTCGTTCCCGACTCCGAGGTTGATCCGATCTTACGCCCGCTGTCGTCAATCGTTGCCTCCTCCATGAGATACCATCCGGTCGGGTTGCACGCAAATAGTCTGCGCTTGGTCGGGTTGCTCCCATGCGAGCAAATGACCCAGTCGTCCACTTGGAACGCCAGGCTCCCGGCCATCGCGGGGTATGAATCGACGCTGATCCACGTCGAAGTCAACAAATCATAAACGAATACCTTGTTTGGCTTGGTCGATGAACCGACGGGTACGGCCAAATAGTACTTGTTGTCATGCACGACCCCGCACGCAAGGTCGGCATACTTGTAATTCACGTCCGCAAATTGATCTTGGATTTGCCTAGTCATGGGGATCGTCTCCCCTTGCACTTTCGAAATTGCAACGCCAAGCCCCTTTGCCGGGTCTGTTCCGGGCGAGAGGACTATGACCCCATTGTCGCTTAGAAAGAAAGTCTGAGGCCCGCTCTGAGCGATTGATTTGCGAGCTACGCATCCATGCTGGCGGGTGATCTCGTAGGTGTTCGCGGCACTAGTCGTCGCGATGTTGTTGATCATGTGAATGGAATTGCGCATTAGCACGATCAGCTGGTCTTCTTGGTAGGGATAAAAGCCTACGAGGAAGTCGGCAGACCCCTTGTTTATTCTGAATTGCGAGTCGGCTGCGTAGTAGTTGTCTGTATCCAAGAGGTCGGACATCAAAACGGTGTAGTTACTATCCGCAGGCTGTGGAATGATCAGTCGGTTGCGGAAAAATACGCCAAAGTCTGTATTCGGGCATTGAATCCTACCCGCACCGGGTGAACCGTTTGCCTTGATTACGAAATCATTCGAAGTATTTCCGTCCCATTCGAGCGGGGTCTTGCTCGATCCGCGAAACAAAATGAGTTTTTCAAGGGCTTGTACGAAGGTCGCTCCGTCACCTGCCGCAACTTCCTCGCTTCCGGGGTAGTCAATATCAATGCCCGAGTTGTTCGCGTCGTTCCATAGGATTGCTTTGTCCTTGGTCGCGACCACGACGTATTCGTTCCCCGTGGCTGGGTCGGAGTACAGCGTTGAGGCAAAGGCTTGCTCCGTGCCTGCCGAGTAGGTCAGGGTGACCGCGCCTGCAAGGAAGTCTATCCCCTTGCGAGTCTCCGCTAAATCCCCGGTCAGTCGCATGTTCTCGGAAGTCTCGACAAATCCACCCTTGAGCGTGGTAGGTTCAAGGTACGAATCAATCCCGCGAAAGCCTTGGTCGCCCTCGCTTACGACTTGATCGTCCAAGTTTCCGTATGAGCGATAGCGACTCATTTTCCCTTGAACTCTTGCCAAAGTTTAATGGACATGTAAACGAGCGTTACCGCTCCAACTGCAATGCCCAAGATTGTGTCGACGGCGGACAAGCCAAACGTCGCCAACGTTCCTCCCATTCCTGTTACGGATACTCGATCAATCATCGCCTGCCTCCGGGTGTGAAATAAAATCCTATAATCAAGGGGAGGACGACTGTTGCTTCGAAGAGCGCAATATGTCCTGTTGTAACAACCAAAGGGGCTTGCTCCGCTGGAAAAGAGACGAGTCCGAATAGAAATTCTCTCCGCCCCTCTCCAGTAATATTTGTTGTACTGATGAGCGGTATTGAGGGGTAAAGGGTGGTAATACATGTGATGAACGAGAGCGTAGACATCCCGATAAGAGCAAGCATGCGACGAGTGGCCCGAGTAAACGCGCCACCCGGGCCATTGTTAAGGTTCGCTTGAAATTTAAGAGCAAATTCATTATTCCTGCACTCCCTTGCCATTTCCATTTCGTGCTTTTGCTGACGAGCATCCGTAATGGCTCCGAACACGCCTTTGAGCAGGCTGCCCATCGCGGCAGATCCACCCCCGGTCAAAAACAAAGTAAGTAGCTCGAACATGGCTAGTGGTTCCCATTCCCGTAGCGCGAGTTGTCATTGCCATAGCGCAAGTTGTCCACGTGTCCATCCAACTTGTCCACCCGTCCTTCAAGGTGAAGGATCTTCATGTCCTGCTGGGCGTCGGCGGGTAATGAGCCGATCTCTCCCCTTGGCCACTTTATACGAAATTCGCTGTTTAGTTCCATTTCGTGATTCATGCGAATGATGTCGTTCTCAATCGTGCTAATCTTGTTCCATATGACCGAGTATCCCCAGACCGCAGTACCGACCAAGCCAATGGTCTTCGCCATGAATGCCAAGTTCGCCTTGACCTGCGTATGTTCGGACAGTCCTTCTTCGCTCATCTCTTTCCAATAAGTTCAAAGATTCGTTTCACGTCCGAGCGCCGATCCTCGGCGAGCTTTTCCAAGTTTCGAATTTTTTCGTAGTGCCTGGCGGACGCAATTTCTAACTTTGCGTTCCTCGCCTTTTGAACGTCGACCTCTTCCTTTATACGCTTTAGAAAAAACCCAAGTACAGAGACTGTAACGGTCAGGCCAAGAAAAATGTATGACTGAGTCTCCACTTCATTCAGAGTTAGTTTGGATCAGGGTCAGTCCATTCTTCACCAGCAAGAATGGTCAGCATTTGGGAATGCGTGTAAGTTTCTTTGCCGTATAAAAAACTAGGCTTGTTGCCTTCGTATTTGACGAAAGTTTTCGTTCTCGCCGGGTCGACGTTGTACCGCAAGGTATCCGCGCTCGTTTCAAACACTTTGGAAAAGTCAACGGACGAAACTTCGTCCGCGTCGATGATGCAATAAGTTCTACTCATGATATATAGTTTGTTTAAGGAACGTCCGTCGAAAAAGTAGGCCCGTTGGTAAGCGTTCCGTTATTTCCTCCCGAGCCTTGGTCAGAGATGGTCGTTCCACCATCGCCATTGGCTTCGCCCATTCGCCACCAACCCAAAGGTGAGTACGAAGTTAGGTCTGCGGGTGTCCCCGAGTTGTAAATTGCAACAATGTCAGACGCAGACAATGGACTTGTAAAAACGGCAACTTCATCGATCAATCCTGCAAAGTTTGACGCCGCTCCAAGCCCGCCAACCTTTAATGCAGAAAACGCAACTTGCCCCGCAGCGCCCGATCCGCCTTCTGTGTTTTTAACTTGCGTCCCGTCCAAGTAAAACTCGTAAGTCGATCCTGTCCATCTCCCGGCAACGTGATGCCAATCAGTATTTATGGTCAATCCCGAGCCTGCATATCCGTAGGCTCGGTTTCCTTGATTAAAAGTCAAAACTTCGTTGGTAAAACTTCCAGTAGAAGAACCTAATCCTAGGTTGCCATAAACGCTACCATTAGCACTAAAACTTAGCAAGTATTGACCTGTTGTTCCAGTCGTGATTGTGGAATCGGGTTTAAACCATAGGCTCCAACTTCCCATGTCTCCGCTTGAGCCTATATCCATATAATCATTCGTTCCGTCGAAGTCTATCGAGGAACTTGAGGAAAACGCAGGAACGTCCGACGAGTAAGTCGGCCCATTTGTTAGGGTTGCATTATTCGAGTTGGAAGACATGTCGTAAACAGTCGTACCTGATCCTGCCTCCGTTCCGTCTCCCATTCGCCACCAACCTACGGGGTTATATGAAGAAAGATCAGCAGGGTTTCCGTTATTGTAAATCGAAACAACGTCCGAAGCGGATAAAGCGGAGTTGAATATTGCCGCCTCGTCAATATGTCCGTTGAAAAAATTGTAACTTGGCGTCGCGCCAATGATTAGGTCTTGCGTAGTTCCAGTAATCGTGATCCCACTTGACGAGGTTTTGGCCGTACCGTTAACGTAGAACTGAACCGTTCCGCTTGAAACAGTAGCGACTACATGCCACCAACGTCCCGTAGCCAAGGCCATTGTATCGTACACCCAAGCTCCCCCCGAATGACCCAAGCCGATTGCTCCCGTGCCTGTGTTCATTAGGAACTGATAATTCATAGCACCGCCAACCACACGCTTTGTGAAAATTGCTCCGTAAGTTGACTGAGCGTCCTGCTTGACCCAAGCCGAAAAAGTCACGTCTCCCGAAATGTTTATCGCAGAGTCTTGCGTTACGCTTAAGTAGTCGTCAGAGCCGTCTAGATCGATCGAGTAGGTATTACTAAACGCGCCACCTCCCGCCAGCCTGCCAGAAGAGGTGGACGCTTTGCCCCCACCCAGCCCAAGGCCGAGCGCTATTGTCGCTTCGCCCATTGTTTAAACGTTGTAGGCTATGACTGCTCCGCTGGTCAGATCAATGCTCGTAAAGTTCCCGTACAATACCATCCCGGCGGACAGCGTAGTCGCGTCCTGCCCGGTGCAAATATCGTCAAGGTTCGTGATGTTGGACGCCTGAGCGGCAAGTACGGTATCCTCCGTCGCTTGGATGGCAAACCAGTTGCCCGTATGGACGGCGGTGTCGTTAATGTAAGCGCCCCCGTTTAGGCCGAGTCCGCGATATTCTGATGTAGATCCCATGATATTAAGCTGTTGTGGCAATCGTAGTGCCGTAGGTTTCGATAAGTAGTGGTTGGCTTTGGCCTTCTTGGCGTTCGAGTTTATCCAACTCGACTTGCAAGATTTGCTCGGCTTGTTGGAGCGCGAGCTGTCCCTTTTCCGCCTGGCCGTCGCTGGTCAGCCAGTTGGAATATGCTCCCATCACGACGTACTCGGAGAACACGTAAGGAAAGTCACTTGCGCCGCTCGCGTACTCGGGGTAAGGCACCCGGTAATGCACCCATACGGGTGCGGTTGACGAGCGGTTTGGAAGGATCGCCTCGCCATATTCGGAAGCCCCGGTAATAAATACGTTTCGAAAAGCCAAGTCGTTGATCGAAGCTCCCCCGTAAGGGTCTTTGTCGGTCACTCGAAAGACTTCGCTTATGGTCGTTCCAAAGTCCAAGTAGCTCAACATGTTGGCGGTAGCGGTCGCTCCGCTCCCCCCTCCCCCGCTAAAGCCGACCGTCGGGGCGCTCGTAAATCCAGTCCCGTTGTTCGTCACCGCAATTCCGTTCACTTCGCCATCGGAATTTATGGTTGCGGTAGCCGCCGCCGAGCTTCCTCCCCCTCCGCTAAAGGTGACGCTGGGAGCGGAAGAATACGACGTGCCTCCCGTCCCTACGTCCACGCTCCTGACGCGAACGTCGGGAATGATCTGAGCAAGGCGCGAGGCGAAAGGCCAAGCGGTTCTGCTCCATGCCAAGCGTCCAAAACGATTAAAACTCCTGACTGCGGCGTTGGATTCCGCCGTCAGCAAGGAGTCTACCCCAATGAGGTTGGTAAGATTAGTGGTCAGGGTACTGACCGCAACGTTTCTCATGCGGGCAAGCCTCCTTGAAAGGTTCTCTTGTCAGGAGCCTTGGCGCGAAAGGCCGGGTTGTCGCGAAGGAACTCCTTGACGAACTGCTTGTCAGCCCAGCAGCCAGGCTTGTATTGTTGCCAACGAAAATATTCGCGAGCCGGGATCGTGGCCTTGAGTTGCCCGACCCCGTCCATTACTCCAGCATGTTGGTTCTCTTGACCGCACATGATTTCGCGCTTCTTGGCTTCGTACTTTTCAAGATCGACCTCGTAACGCAAGTGGCGTTCGAGGTTCTTCATGAAGGTAGAGCCGTTCCCTTCCTTCCAGCTCGGAATAAATACGTCGGGCATCGTGAAAAAGGTTCGTTGCGTTCGGGGAAGGCCCGCTTGGATGAAAGAGCGGGCCAACCCCAAAACAACAACAAAACAATTTTAACCGACGTCGTTGGCCGAATGCATGGCCAAGTAGATGTCGAGTTCTCCTGCGGTCAGCGCGGAAGGCGAGCCGGAGGAGGAGTTGGTGAACTTGATCTGCAATGCATCAGCGGCTGCGGCAAAAGTCCCGGCAAGGGTCTTTGGTACTGCACCCGAAGCGGCAATAATCGGGCCAACTGCGGTCACGGAAGTGGACTCGATGAAGTTGTTCGGGTCGCCGTCCGTTCCCAATTCGGCCGCCAGCGCCCCCGTCCCGGTCATCGCGGTGGTCACGTTGATCATCGCTTTTGAGATGACGAAGTCCGTTGGCGTGTTTCCAAGAGCCACGGTGACGGTATCGGAAGACCCGGAGCCTTCGTCAATGTCGGTGTAAAGGATCTTCCACTTGTGCGTAAATCCTTGTGCGCGTTCTTGGTTTGAAAGGACGCTCTTGCGAGCGTTGTCGAGTGTTACGTCGGTATTAGCCATTTCTTAAATCTCCTTCTGATTGGTTGGATTAGTTAAAATAGCCGTGCGCCTTCGGGCTGTAGCAAGCAAGACCGGCAATCACGTCGACGAAGCCTCTGCGGCCTCCGCCTTGATCTTCAAGTTCGGTTGCGGACTCGGCCTTGAGCGAGTGCATACCGACGTATTCAGGATCAACGAGTATTCCAGCGTCTCCGTCAACAGTGTCCGATCCGCTTGTGCGATTGACGAATAAGCTAGGCAGGATGCTCACGGTTCCGAAGTCACCCTCATATAGCGAAATTGTCATAGTGATCTTGCGGGACTCGGCGTCTTGATTGACGACGTAGGTTCCGTTGGTTGCGGCAAGCTGGCGCGAGAAGTTGCTGATCTCTTGCTTGAGCGAAGGCCCGGCAATCAAGGTCAACTGTCCACCGGGCAACCCGTTTGCCTCGTACAACTCCTGAAGGACGCTGTTGAAGGTCGTTTCGGTTTGCGTGCCGGTCGTGTCGTTGGCAACTGACTGATAGGCGGCCGGGACGTCGGAAGGTTGACCACCGACCCCAAGCCACTTGAGCATGCCGCGAGTCTTGTAGGGCGTGCCGCTTCCGGCTTCCGCCTGACGATCTTGAGAAGAGCAAAATGCGCTCTCAATTGCACGCTTGACGTTGCGCACCGCATGGCTTTCGGCCCGGGCGAATTCCGACGAAACGCCAGCCGTGTCCACCAACTGTTGGATGTCGCTGGTTTGGAACGTATCGCGGAATTTTTGAATGTAATTCCCTAGGCGAGTCCGATCTGCGGCTTGATTTTTGAACGATGAAACGTCTTCACCTTCATTGACTCCGTCAAATTCGGGAGTGCTGAGTTTGTCGGCCTGCCACTCAACGAACGTTGCGGTTGCCTTGGCCTTCTTCATCATGCTGACAAAGGGCGTGGACTCCGGCTCAAGGACGCTTATAATATCGGTAAGCTGCTCTCGGTTTCCGGCGGTGTTATATGATGTACTGGATGCCATCTGTGATTCCTCCTTGGTATTTAAGTGTGTTTATGCGGTCGCCCGCTTAAGTTTTATGTAAGACTGGTAATCTGCTATCGATCCGGACTCTTGATACTTCTTCTGAGCCGCCTCCAGCGCCTTCCTTCGTTTCGAATTTTCCGTCCTCGGCTTGGCCGCTCCAGCTTCCGCAGATGCTACGGGAGCCTTTGGCTTGGGCTTCGGTTTTGGATTGTTCGCATCAACCTGTCTTGCCTGAACCGCTTGCTGACCTTCGATCATCAAAGCCAAGGCAAAGTTGCCGTTTGGCAAGTGCTGGATCAAAGGCTTGTAAAGCGGATGCTCCTTGGTCTGCATGAACAGCTTGTACCCCTCGCTCTCTCCGTCGCTTAAGAACGGAAAGGTCTTGACGGCATGCTGGTCGCTCTGAGCGCGCTCCTCGATCCACTTTTGGCGGGCGGGAGCGTCCTTGCGCAAAATCTTGCGAGCGTTCGCTCGAATCCTGCGAAGGTCGGACTTCGTGTACTTCTTGTCCCCGTCTTTTGCGACGTACTCGTTCCCGTCGTCGTCGAACTCGGCCTCGTTTTCGAGTCCCTCTTCCGCCCATTCGATGAGCGTGTTGAGATTTTCGACTTCCTTGGTGAGAGCGTCGACGTCTTGAACGTTGTGCAGAGCGTTGTCCTTCAGGAACTCCGGCTGTTCCAAGTTGACGGATTGCTCCTTGGCTTGGGCTTGGGCCTGTAGCTCGGCGTTCTCGGCGAGCAAAGCCTTCTTTTGGGCCGTGAGGCGACCGAATCGCTTGACCGCAGATGCGTTCAGGGCTTTTGCGAGATCGCGCGCCTCGTCCTCGGACAACGTGTCCAGGTCGATGTTAAACTTATTAGAAAGAACGTCCGAAGGCTCTGAGGGCGGCTCGGGTTCGTCCGATTCGTCCGGGTCTTCGGCAGATTGTTCCTCGGGTTCCTCTTCCTCCGCAGGTTCTTCTTCAGCGGGTTCAGATTCCTCTTCGGATGACTCGGGCGTTTCCTCCTCCGACTTGGCCTTGAGCAGATTGGCTGCATACTCGGCCATCGAAAGGTTCGCGCCTTCGCCTTGCGTTTCGTTATCCACAGATTTTTCGGAGGAATCTGAGTCAACCTCTTGAAGTGTTTCTTCCATGATATTCAACGCCGAGGCGTAGTGTAGCAAAGTGTAAGGCATTACACCTTACAGGGCAACGAAAAAGCCCCCCTGCGAGCGATTGGCGGAACTCGCAAGGGGGCGCGTACCCCAATGAATAAGCCGCTAGAGCTTATAAAAGGTATCTAACTCTTCGTCTATCGCTTCCAGCTTCCCACAGAGCATGTAGTGACGGTTAGTCGAGTCCACGACCTCCTTGATCTGTAGCTGGCGAATAACTTCCTCGCGTAGGGCTTCCCTCATTTCTATGTACTTCTTGAAGTTCGGTTCGTTCTTCAAAAATGAAAGTGCTTGCATTGCTTCCTCGGGGTCAATGTCGTGATAAGTTTTTTTGCGGGGCATGCTTCTCCTTGGATTACCACTTAACTTTGTAAAAAGTAATTCCTCGATAAACTACGCTCACCTCTTTTTTTTCTTTTTTCCATAGGTGACTTTTTTGCCAGACTTTTTCGAGGCAGCTTTTGCTCTCGCCATCCCTGAGGGCGTATAAGAGTAGTGCTTTCTTCCTACTTTTGGCATAATTTTGGTTCCTTTCTATGCCGCCTGCGTCTCCCCGAATTGCGTGGGAGCCGCTCCCAAGCGGCCAATTTCTGCGTTCTGTCTTTGCTGAACGGCAAACTGTCGTTGTTGCAAATAGTTCTGAATCCTTTCCTGAAGGGCGGGATCTTCCTGTACCTTTTGCGCAACGTCTGGCTGAGCGAGCCATTGCTGAAATACTTGCAACTTCATCTCATGGGCGTCGTTCGGACGAACGTTGGGTGGTACGCCTGCAAAAATCTCTGCAATTGTCTGCCTTTCCTCTTCGACCGCCTTTTGCGAAGCAGTCTCCTTGGGAATCATGATCGACTCGGCTGCACCCGGGAGGATTTGTCCAACCGCAATTTGCAAAAGTCTTTCCGAATCAAGCGTACCGTTCCGATCCAACATGCCCCCTAACTCGGCAATCGCCTTCACGCGGTCGAGCATTTGCGCGGGATCTTGAGTCGCAGCGTCGAATTGCAAGTAAAAATCAAAGCGCTCGCCTGAGTTTCCTTTGTCGAACTTTTGCATGTCCGACATGCCCGTGACCCTGAAGTATTCTTGGTCGGGGCCATACTGTTGGTAAAGACTGAATACCTGGTCGAGTATCTCCTTAACGTGAGCAAAGGACTTGTCGATGACTTCTTGTTGCTTCATCTGAGCCTCGATTGGATCGACGCCCGGCGCGTTACGACCGAAGTAGCGGTCGGCTTGTTCCTTGATATATCTGCGCAGTTCGACGTTTGCGGTCGATCCGCCCCTCGGAGTATCCGCAAATCGTACCTCGCCAGGTACGCGATAAGGTAGGCGAATGCCCGGCCCCCAACGACTTGGAGGGCGACCGAGCGGGTGTTCGAGCGGAGGGAGCGTGGTCAGCGATTGGGCGTCAATCGCAGAGTCGGTCTCGACCTTGAGGACTTGTTGCAAACTCTCGATTAGTTCCGGGTAGGAACGCGAGGAGTACAAGCGCTTGGAAGTGCGCTCAAGGGTCGTGACTATGAAAGGATACTGGCCGTGCGCATAATCAAGGAGTTGATGCTTGGCGTACAGGTCGCTCACGTCGGGGTGCATGACCGTGCAAAACAAGCCGGGGACGTCGTCTTCGTCGAGCAAGCGTTGGTAAGCGTAGACGATCTTGACGTATTGACTGTCCTGACGAAGGAACTCGTCCTGCTCGCGAACGTTGTAAAGCGTATTGTCCGACTGTTCGTTGTCGGTCAGTTGGATAACTTGCTCGCAAAACTCCTTGTCCCAACCCTCGCTCTTGATCTTCGCGCGAATTTGTTCGGGCGTCATGTTCACGACGTGAAAGACGTATGGGCTTTCCTGCGGGTCAATCGTATAGCTTGGCCAAAAAATATCCTCGTCGGGGGCGAGCGCTCGGATTTTCGGACGACTCACTACTTGACGGGTGACGGGTACGGTAGTCTCCCCGTCTTTTCTCAACTCGCGAAGCATCGCTCGGCCCTTGCCCTTGCTCACCCCAAACTGTTGCTTGAGAGTCTCGGCAAGCTCGTCGTCCATCGATCCGTCCTTTATGACTTCGGCGATGGCGGGCAAAACCTGAGCAATTTCGTCGAGTTTGATAGTTTGTTGTTGTTTCAGTTCGGCACTTTCGTACCAACAGTAGTGAACCATCATCCCTTTCTCGAAGAGATTGTTCAGTCCGAGTTCGATCTGAGGATAAAATTCCGTGAGCTTGGTATTTACCATCCAACGCAAGAAGTTGCTCACGACTGCGGCGCGTTCGACGTCGTTCGATTCGGTCGGGGTAGCAACGATATGGGCGCGCCTGACGGCGTTCATGACCATACTTACCCGACAACCGATTAGCTCGTCGGCCAGTCTAACTTCTTGATCGCTGGCCCCATTCCAAGGGAAAACCTCCCCCGTACTGCTCAAGGACGAGTGCTTCTTGAAGTCGTCGGACTTCCCGGCCCATTGGCAATTCCTTACGTCGTAATCCCTTTGCCTACGATCCAACCACTCGCCCAAGTCCGATTGGGTCTGCTTGAAAGTCTGCGAAAGATACGCGACGTCAGGCTCCTTGGAAGCATACAGAAGTTCAGGATCAGCGGCATTCAACATGGACGTAGCAAAGTGTAAGGCAATACGCCTTACGGGTCAACAGCGTAGTCGAAAGTAGTCCTAGTATGACCCGCCGCCAGTCACCGCAAGTTTTGCTTGGCTAACGTGTTCGGGGCCGCTCACGTAAAAGTATCGGATGGTATCCACGAAGTCCTTCCAATGCTCTTGGCGACTTTGCCCGCTGTATTCCATGAGTGAACTAATGACGTTCTCGCAACGCTCGCTCACGAACAACTTCGGTCTGTTTTGCTCGGTCATTGGCTCGGTATCGTCCCACGCAAGCGCATCGTTGATCTTTGCAATGCCGGATTCCACGTCGACGCCCGGGGCCGGACGAAATACCATGCCCAAGTTCGACATCGTGTTGATTATGTTTGATTCCCCCTCTTTTTCTCGCACGGTCGCAGAACCCATTCTCGGGTCTACTATTCTTTCGAATACGTCCTCCCCGTTTTCCAAGTCCATGAAGTGGTCGTAGTATTGGCTGTATCCCCAACCCAAAGGCTTCTGCCCGGGGCCAGGCTTGCCCACGCTCTTTCCCGCATTATTGACGTGAGGCAACGCCCACGGGCCGTTCATCGATTGATCGGGGAATTCGCGGTAGACGTATGCCAAGCCGTCGGAGGTCACTCCTATCCACACGGCGGCCCAAGGCTTCGAGCCGCCCGGATCGCATATCATGTACCGAGTGACGTTGATCGAAGGGTCGGCGATAAACGGGACTTTTTCATGCTCGATCACGTTCACCTCTCTGTTGAACTTGGGGAAGCGCCCTTCGAACGACTTGGACGGGATGCCGTACAGGCGAGCAAGTTTCGTTTCGAGTGGTTGCTTGGAGTAAGTCCGTACCAATTCTTGCCCGTCAATAAAGGGGTTGTCCTGAGTCCATAGGAAATGAATTCGACAATCAGGCCAATTTGCGGAGATTTGCTCAACGGGTAATTCCCTTTGCAAGAGTTCGCTGTACCTCGTCCTGACAGTCTCCGCGCCTTTAAGTAAACTGTCTACCAGCGGTGTAAATCCCTGAAGAGTTGTGAATGATAAAATCAAGCGGCCATGATAATCAACGGTTCTCCCCAACAAAGTCTCGTAAATATTATTTGGAACTTCTTCCTCAAGGTGAATGCAATGAGCAGACCAACCCTCGAAGATTTGAGGGTCTGCCATATACTGACGATAATTGTTAAAATATATCGTCGAACCTCGTTCAGCGCTCGGGTCGGTCGGTGGAAGGATGGCCTTGGCTGAATTGAATCCGTTCTTTTGGTTGTATTGCAAACTATGGTTGGCCCCCTTTTTCTTCGAGCGCTTGTATCTCATCGGAAGCGCAGCCCATACCATTTTCTGCGAGTCCTGAATTGAGCGCTCTTCCGTCACGTGCATCGAGCGAATTTCAGCCTCTGGAATTATCTGAGCAAGATGTACAAGCATACGGGTTGAAAGAATGCTCTTGGAACTCCTATTCCCTCCCATAATCACGTGAATCTTGTCCTTGTCGAAGCGTTCCATCACCCGTCTCCAACCGGGCAGAGTCCATCCCCATTGAATGGGATCTTCCTTCTCGCTGGCAGGCTGATCCATAAGCAAGCGGGTAAGAGTCTCCGCGCGCTCGGGATCTTCAATAGTCAAGCGATCGACCTCTTCCTCGCTCAACGCGCATACAAGCTCGCCCTTGTCGTACTTCAGGTCGTCGGTCCAAGGAATGCCAAAGCGGGCGTCTACTTCGTCCGTATAGGTGATCTTAGGCATCAAACCCCCTGAGCTTGTCTTGCGTCAGGGCATACCCTACCCCATGTCCCAAGTCCGTCTTGTTCCTATCGAGAATAAGTTCCTCCTTGAATGCCCAACCCTTGAAGTCAAGGGTCGCTCCGGCGACCACGCACAGGACGTACACGTCGACGTCGGGATTCACCTTGAGAGTACTGAGCAATCGAGCGGTCTTGTGCCTGGACGCTTTGACGTCGTAACGCTTGCCACTCGCCATCACCCCATCCGCAGAGCCGCTCCGTGGAGTAAGTCCCAAGTCGGGAAACACGTTCATCTTTTTTGCAAACCCATACTCCGCCATCATGCCCATGACGTCCGCTTCCGCTCCATCATGGTCGCCCATTTTTGCATCGCGCACCCCGTTTCCACGGGCAATGAGCGAGCGCATCCGACCAATCATTTGGCAAACTTGAACTTCGTCGGGTTGGAGGGTGAGGATCATCCCTGCGCTTGGATCTCAATGCCCAACTCCCAACGAACTTTATCACTTAACGACTGTTCTTTGTTTCTCTTGCGACTTTTGTTTGTCCACGAAGT